GCAGTTGTGGCGGAATTGGCATACGCGCTAGACTAAGGATCTAGTCCGGGATAACTGGGTGCGGGTTCAAGTCCCGCCAACTGCACTTTATAACCCTTGAGAAATCAAGGGTTTTATTTTTTTGTGAAGGCGACGAGCCACGAAGCCGCCTGGCGTGCTTGCACGCAGGGGCGGCTCTGTGGCGACCGCTCATCATCGAAAATCCGAAGGATTTGAGATGGGGAGCGACGAGCCACGAAGCCGGATTGTCAGACAGGAGCATGATATCAATCCCAGCCTACGTGTTGTACAGGACAATATCGCTGTCTTGTATCTGTGGAACCATGGAGAAGATCTGCCTGATCCTGTGCATCGCAAGATACTGACTTTGTATTTCCTTGACGCCCGCGTCCTCTCCATGCGCCAGGTGGCAGAAGAGGTGCACTATTCCGAAAGGTGGGTCTATGAAAAATATAAGGAGGCATTGAAAGACTGCAGTGAAGTGCAGTTGGAAACGTGATATTATGATATTGTGCAGATTTAGACAAGGGGTTCTTGGTTTTTCTTTCCCCATCTGCATTGATAGTACCTCTTTGAACGGGACGGCCTTGACGCGGGCTGTCCTGTTTTGATGTGAGGCCAGGCGGCTGATGAGGCCGCCTATTTTATGCAAAAACCTCCTGAAAAGTATTGACATACGATGCACTGTATGATATACTATAATTGTTCCAAGAGATAGGCAATTATGGAAAGGAGGTAATCAGGGATGAGATTTCCAAAGATGAAGAAATCCACCAAGAAGCTTATGGTACAAGCTCTGGTGGATATCATCGTAGGTTTGATAGTATCTATCATTGCTAAGCACATCTAATGCGCCAGTAGGAGAGGGAAGGTCAACAACCTTCCTTCCCCTTAATAATAGCGGAAAGAATCATCTCTGTAAAGAACTATGAAAGAGTTTTTGCAAATTTTTGCGCTTGTCATGGTGGCACTTGGAATCAGCAAGCTTGTGCTGGCCTTCATCAATGAATGGAGGTGCAGGCATGGAAAAGACTGAGAAGAAGCCGACACCGCAGAGCAGGTGGGACAAAAAGAATGGGTACATAGCGAAAAGCTTTAGAATGTACCAGTCGCTTGCAGATGAATTTAAAGAAGCCTGTGAGCGGAATGGAGAAGCTCAGGCGACTGTCATTCAGAGACTAATGCGTGAGTACATCGACCAGAACAAGTAAACCGTTAAGGACCGTAGAGATGCGGTCCTTTTCTTATACCCTTGGGTATGCCGGAGCAAGGCACGAATCAAACAGACCCCGGGAGGGTACATGAGAAAGCCCACGGGTGAGAGCCTGGGGCAGATACATTTAGCACCGGACAGGCACGTAAGGAGAGCTGCATACAATGGATAATGCGAGATACGCGAACGGTACGCTTCGGCGTAAGAACCGCGCAAGGTTCAAGGCTATGGGCGCGCCGTGCGGGATCTGTCACGGCAGGCTCGGCCCCATCCATTACGATGAGCCCAGCGACAGCAGGCATCCGCTTTCCTTTGTCATCGATGAGATCCGGCCAGTCAGCAAGTGGAGGCAGTTCGGGTATCCGTCAGCCAGAGCCGCGGCGGAAGACTGGAACAACCTTCAGGCCGCGCATTACTGCTGCAATGCTGCTAAAGGTGCAAAGGTGGGCTACGACCTGGGCGATGTGCGCAAATCGAAGTGGCCAAATGTTCCGGATGGCAATTGGTGAAATTGCACACACAATTCAGACACATTTGACCCGGGGGAGGGACCCCCACAGGCCCCGCGGCGCGCCCTGCTGTGCCAGCGCCGATTTACCCCTGCCTGAATTGCCAGACACGGGGTGGTATTTGATATAATTGTCAAACAATTTAACGAGTTCAGCATAGGGGGCTTATATCCTGGCAGACAATCAGCTGTCGGATATGTCCGGATGGGACAAGAAGCTCCTAGAGCAGGAGATGGAAAGCATCCCGCAGATCGATATGTCCGGCTTTGGCTTTGATGATCTTCCTGCCCTGAATCTTGACGATGGCGGGTATTATGGCGACTTCCGGGAGACAACGAACCGGCAGTATAACCTTGATGACTTTAATCCGGCAAGGGCTGCCGGACGCTATCAGATGCCGGTCATAGAGCCGACGGATTACGTGCCACAAGACCTGCAGGGATTTAATTATGTGCTGAATAAGCCGGATCCGAAGAAAGGGATACACTTCTTCATTGACGACTATCAGTTCGAGAGGATCTGGAGGGAGCCGGGCAGGTACATTGAAAAACTGAAACCATTTCCCTGTGTGCTGACTCCGGATTTCAGCCTGTACATGGACATGCCTCTGGCCATGAAGATCTGGAATATATACCGGTCGCGCCTGATCGGTCAGATGATGCAGGACGCCGGGATCACGGTCATCCCTACACTTTCCTGGGCAGAGCCGGAAACATTTGACTTCTGCTTTGATGGTCTCAGGGCTGGTGGGACTGTCGCGGTCAGTACGGTTGGCGTCATGCGGAGCAAAGAGGCTCAGAAGATATGGTCCCAGGGCATGGATGAAGCGCTCCGGAGGCTGAAGCCGGATACGGTACTTGTCTATGGGACTCCGATCAAGGACTACCTTTGGCAAGATCAGCAGGTGAAATATATAAAGTCAAGAGAAGGCTGGAAGTAATGGGCGGAAGAGGCGCAAGCAGCGGAAGAAGCAAAGGGACAAAAAGTAATCCGGAAGGGAATGTATACGGAAGTCAATACCATAGCCTTTACCAGAATGGAAATATTAAATTTGTCGCACCTAATGAAGATGCACTAGAACCATTGTTGGAAACTATGACAAGAGGGAGAGTATATGTTCTTGTCAATAAAAAGAAGAACGGCTTGAAGAGCATTATATATTTCGACAATGATTTAAAGAGATCTAAGAGGGTTGATCTCGATCATTTTCATGAAGGCCTTAAGCCGCATACTGAACACGGGTATTTCAATAACGAAATTGACAAAAAGAATGGAGTAAAGCGTGAAGCTACGAAATTGACACTAAAAGAGAAAAAGATGGTTGAAAGAGTAACAACATTGTGGAATAATTATTTAAACAGTCGGTAGTGTAAGAGCAGCACGCCATTCGTAGGAGTGGAGATCATCGGTGCGAGTCCGGGTTGATTGTTAAAAGCATCTGAGAGAAATCCCAGGTGCTTTTTTAATGGAGAAAAATATGATTGACATAAATTTACAATTCTTCGGAGGTAGAGGATCTTCCTCAGGGGAGATATCCAGATCTAACCGTATACGAGAACAAATCATATCTGATACAGCTAATAGCAAATTAAAAGGTCTTGCAAGACAAGCAAGAAACAACGAGGGAAAGTTTGGTGCTATGTCAGAAGCGACTGCGATAAAGTACGCTGACATTAAAGGCCTTGATAGATTTGGCAGTTATGAGAGAAATGGAAATACGATCGTGTATTTTTCTAGGAACAATAAAGCAAGATTCTATGCTAATAAATCAGACAGCCCAGAGATAAGGAATTTACTAAAAAATCAGAGACGCAGAGAAGAAAAAGAAGTAAAAGAAGAAAAGATTCAACGGGACATAATGGCATCGAAGCAGGGCGCCCGTACAACAACTTATGATGTGTGGCAAAAAAGAAATAAAAGGAAATTTGATGCTTGGTTTTATGGGAGCAGTAAATGACAGACATTAACAGGAAAGCTGCGTTAGAGCGCCGCCGGCTTCTCCGGATCCTGAAAGACCTGGGCCTGCCGGAGGCCAGCTGGAAGACGCTGGAGCCGATCATCACGAATGTCTCCTGGATGAAGGCAAAGCTGGATGAGGCACTCTGGAAGTCATACATCTCCGGCATGCAGTGCATCCTGAAGTACATTCCGGAAGCAGAGGCTGCCGGGGTAGACACGGAGCCCCGGCCGGTAACCGTGCTGGAGCTTGTGAAAGGAAGGCACAGCGCATGCAGAAGATCGTGGACGACAACCGGCTGATCTATGCCTACCAGAAGGCCTGCCGGGATGAGCTCAAGTACGGCTGCTCCTTTGCCACCTTTTCGGCTGATCCGGACATCGGCTGCCGCATCCGCTTCCATTCCCCGGAGAGCGCAGCGGCACTCTGGGACGGGCAGAAGGGACGGATCCGCAGCGGCATGGCCATCATAGACACCGCGGCAGATGAGAGCGACCTGACATTGCAGCCATCTGTGATCAACTTTTACACAGACAGGGCTGTCTGGACCCTGACCCGCATCGGGGACAGATGGTCGGCCAGGTGTTTTCCCCATATCATGGGGCGGCCTCTCATGGAGCCCCTTGTGTGGGACGCGACCAGCGACAAGCCTTTCGGGCGCTCCCGCCTCAAGGAGCCGATCCGGAACCTGATCGACGGCTATGTGCGGACGCTGGCAGACGCGGCCATCGCGGTCGAGTTCTCCACAGCGCCGCAGAAATATATCCTGGGCGTGACGGATAAGCAGTACGACCTTATCACAGGCGATAAGTTCCGGCAGTATGTCGGGGCGATCCTGGCGGCGACGACGAACCCGGAGACAGGGCAGAACCCGGTCTTTGGCCAGCTCCCCCAGGGCAACATCTCACCTCACATCGAGATGGTGCGCCTTTTGGCAACCCAGTTTTCAGCGGCGACCGGCCTGACCGTGACGGATACCGGCGTTGTCAATGACGCCAACCCTACAAGCTCAGACGCGATCCTTGCCCAGTCCCAGACCCTGGTCCTGATGGCGGAGCAGCTCAACCGGGGGAACGGATCCGCGCTGGAGACCATCGCCCGCATGGCCATGGCCATATCCGGCCACAAGTCGCTGGATGCCCTGACGGAGGATGAGAAGAACGTGGTCGCACAGTTCAGGAACCCGGCGATGCCTTCCGTGTCCGTGACGGCAGACGCGGCCATCAAGATCGCATCTGCGCGGGAAGGATTTTCAAGCACGGATACCTTCCTGGAGATGATCGGCTTTGACCAGGCAGATATCCGCCGGATCAAGGCGCAGGAACAGAGAGTGAGAGGCATGAAGGTGCTGGAGGAAGTAGAGAATGAGGATAAGCAGACGGCAGTGGGGCAGTTACGTGGCACGCCTCCGGAAGGTGAACCAGAAGGCAGCCAGCCTGATGCAGAAATATATAGCTGACCACGGAATTGACGATACCGATGCCCTGATCCAGTATGCCGATGCCCTTATCACCAAGTACGGTGAGGCAGCATCTGCAGTGGCCTGTGAGATGTACGACGAGATGGCTCAGCTCCAGAAGGCAGACGTACCAGCGGCAGAGCCGGCTCCCACTCCGGTATACGGGGAAGTGGCCAAAGCCGTGAACGGCTGCATGAAGCAGTCCGTGACCGGCGCGCTTGTCCCCGGCGCGGTCTCCCGTCAGGTGAAACAGACAGGGGCAGACACGACGCTCCGGAACGCGAAGCGGGACGGCGCCTATTTTGCCTGGGTCCCCCAGGGCGATACCTGCCCTTACTGTCTTGCTCTGGCGGCTCTTGGCTGGCAGAGAGCCGGGAAGAAAACGATCAAAGGCGATCATGCGGAACATATCCATGGCCATTGCGACTGTGAGTACGCGATCGACCTGAAAGGTGATCTGAAGGTCAGCGATTATGACCCGGACAAGTATCTGCAGCAGATCCAGGAGGCCACAGGAGATAAGTCTCTTGAATACGATGACATGATCAAGATGTGGGGGCATGATGCCAAAGGCCGTCATGACTTTACTCTTCTGAACAAGATACGCCGGCAGCGGTATGCGGAGAATAAGGATTATATCAACGCGCAGAAGAGGGCGGCGTATGCCACAAGAGTTGAAAAAAGTAGTATAATCAAGCCAGAGGGATTGAAGATGAATCTTCAGTTTTTTGCAGAAAAGGGTATCGATAAACAATCGAATCAAAATCTGCGAAAAGGAATAAAGAGTTTACAGATGAGAGTGTCGGAGCATCTTGAAAAAATTCAGAATCCTCGATCTGTTTATGACGATTGGGACGACGTGCCCGATGTTGTAAGGCAAGGACGTATCAATCACTGGAAGAAGGAAATTGATAAATTTAACGAGGGCATCGAAAATAGACAGAAAGAGTTGAACAGGAGAAAAGAAAATGTCTGATATTGAAATGTTATCAAAAGATGGGATAGCATATATTGTGTCTCGAATCATTGATTATGCAGTTGATACGATGCGAGAGTGTGAAAAAGATCCTAAAAACGTTTTTTATCAGGGCAAACGGCTTGCATATACTGAAGTTCTTGATGTCATAAAAAATGAACTTATTGTTCACAATGAAGACATAAAGGAATATGGGCTTGACTTTGATATTGAAAATATGAAATTAGGAGGATCAAATGGCAAAAGATGATTATGATTATATCGTGTTTAAGATATTGACGTATTTATATGGCGTATTGAAACGCAAGTATCTATTTAAAATCGAAGCATTTAATGCATTGATTTCAAAAGAGGTAAGCGAAGAATACTTATCTGATATTTTGAGAATGATGCAGGCAGAAGGTTTGATAGAAGGTCTTGCCTTTACTAAGGCATGGGGGAACTACTATATTATTTTGAATAATGAAAGTGAAATGAGGATCACTGCAGAAGGGGTTCGCTATCTGAATGACAATGGGAAAATGAAGAAGACTAAAGATATCATTTTACAGGGGGCAGGACTTGCCGCCACACTGGTACAAACAGTATTTGGGAACTAAGCATCCATCGATGGGTGCTTTTTTAATAGGCAGGAGGCAGAATATATGTATTACAGGAAACAGAAGATCATTCAATTCCTGACCAGTCTGGCCAGCGGGATTGCCGGGTCGGCTGTTGCGATCATGGCATATACGATCTTATCAGCAGGGTGATCAGCGTGG